GAATCAATTGCACCTAATAATAATTGTCCTCCAGACCAAAAATCAGTATCTAGTGCTATATTAATATTCTCTAAATTTTGTGAAATAATGTCCATCAATTCTACAGTATAAGCACCAACGAATTGTGAAAATATAAATGAAGCATTAGATTCTGCTAATGACCATTTTTCCGTTGCATAATTATATATAATTAATCTATCACAAACACCTGTTGTATTAGATGTGTTTGATGCAGAAGGATATAACCATAAAGCTAATTGATTAAATGGATCAACTGCTGAACAAATACGATCACTAAATGCTTTGTTTAAATCTAAATCAAAAAAACGATTAACTTTTTCTGCACCAATGGCTTTAATGGTATCACCATTAATTTCAAAAAAACCATCATCTGCATAAAAGAAAACTCTTCTGTTATCTTGGCAAACTGTTTTACCATAGACTGCACCCCTGTTTGGAGACACCACTGAAAATCTAAATGTGGTTGATCCTCCAACAAAATCCATACGAACAATTTGATTTTGCCTGAATATATAACCAAACTCACCTGATGTAATTGCAACAATCTCACCACCTGAACCAGGTAAATCTTGTGAGTCTGCAAGTTTTGATCCTGCTGTCCATGTTCCAATATCATTAATACCAGACCATTGAACTCTATTTTGTGCTGTTGCTTGATTACCTGTAACTAAAAAATCTCTTATAACTCCTGATGTTCTAAATGTAGGTGGTGTTCCATCTGTTGCGATTGATGATAAATTGGCAAAGTTTGTTGATGTACCCATTAAATAATATTGAGGTGCATCTACTCCATTACTTGCAACAACATGATTACCAAATTGAGTGAATGTCCAAAAGTCTGTGTCTCCACCTGTAAGCGATCCTTTTCTTGATGTAAATGTTCCACCGGTTAATTGATAAATGTCAGTATTTTTTGCAACAAAATTAAAAACTGCTCCTGAATTATTTCTAAATGAACCACCACCTCTAGCATCTGCTCCAATATTATTTGAACTATAATTTACTAAAGAAGGAAATCTTTTATAACTATCTCTTGCATAGTATACGTTGGTTGCAACATTCGCACCTGGATTTAAATGTGAGGGTTGATCTGGAAGCCATTCACCAAATTTTAGCTGCATTATCTACCTCCAAAATTAGATGCTATTGTATCTTCTGATCTAACTTGTAAAGGCGATCCAGAGAACTGATCCTCTCTATCGTTTCTCTCAAGTCTTTCCATTGCAGTTGCATACATTTGTTGCCATTTTTGAACTAACATTTTATCAATCCCACCTAAAAAATTTGTAGCATGGTATAATGCACCATATAAATAAATTGAAGGATGATCTGATAAAATAAAATTACTTGTATTACTGTCTGATAAAACATCAAACTTTTTATAAAAATTCATAGTTGAGGTGTAAGTAGAATCTGGTTTTGGTGCAAAACGTAGTTTATCTCCTAGTATGGTATAAACTTCTGGTGTGCCTGTTGTAGAAGTTCCTTTAATTGAATCCATCTGTGATGGTGTCATATAACGTAAAGGTAATTTGGTTGATCCAGATGTAATAAAAAAGTTTCTTATTTGTAAAAAACCAGTTGGTAAATCTTCTGTTTCTGCATCTATAGTTATTGTTGATTCTGAAATCATTTTTCTAATTCTAAGTTTAGAGTTAAAATCTGCTTCAGTTAAAGAAATAAAATCTACAATTTCATCTGTTAAATCAGTTCTGTTTAGCCAATTAGCGACAGATGATTTTAATGTTGAGTATGTATTTAATGCCATTATAATTTTCCTGGTGCTGTTCTAAAATATTGAAACTCATTTGAGTTTAATTTTTTTTTTAGAATTTTTTGTTGTTCTTCTTTTTTCAAGGCAAACCAATTGTTTGATCCGTTATATTCTTTAGTCCATAATTCTAAAACTAAAGTAGGAATAGATGCCACTCTTTTTAAATCTTTTGATTTTGAATATCCATCGTTATGTGTAAACATCTTTTTATTATGGTCAATAATAGGTTTGTAATTTACATTACGTTCTACCACTACCTGTCTATTCATATCGTCAGAGTGATAAGTTGTTTTAATTAAACCTTCTTGTTCTTGAAACCTTTTGCTCATGCTCTACCTTGTCCTCTACTTTTTTTCTTTGTAAAGTTTTTATTTGGACTCTTTGCATGACGACCTTTACGTTTTTTTCTTTTTCTTAAAACGTAATTATCTACGCCAAAACCTTTTGCCTTCTTAGCCATTATTTAGATAATGAAGTGATATGTAAATCTCCATCTTCAGACGACCTTATCACTGCAATCTTTTCACCTGGATTTAATCTTATTTTTTCAATAACATTTCCAGGTAGATATACAGAACTTGTAGTCGCTGTTGGATTTGCTCCAATTAAATAATGACAGTTTTTAGTAGCAACCAATCTCACATGATGAATACCTGCTGCAATCGCTGCACTTTGTGCAGATGAACTTGCTACGCTAACCTTCTGAGTTGATACTACCGCAAATAAACTATCTGTTGAATTTCCAGCCATATTTTTTTTCTCCTAATTTATATCTATACTAATTTTTGGGGGTGTTTCCACCCCCTAATTTATTATCTTCTAATTACGAATGTTATATCTAATGATTTAGCACCTGTAGAGTTGCCATCAGTAATCATTTCAATAGAACCATCTTCTTGCACATTGTTCAATGCTGTTGGTACAGAACCATCCATTGTACCGACTGCCGAACCTGAGTGTGCAACTGTAAATCCAGCACCAGTCACCGCAGTGCCACCAATCTCAAAAGTGATTGCTGCATTGCCGCCACTTATAGCTCCTTGAAGTACAGACATAATTTTAATTATTCTGCCACCATCAGGTACTGCTACAAATGTTGAACCTGCTGTTGATATATCAGTAATTCTTCCACTAATAAAATAGTCATTTAATGTTCTCATTATATTTTCCTTTGTTTGCTTCGTTCCGCCTTTTGACTTCAAAGACCAAACGAAAGGTTTAATTTTTTAATGGGGGGTTTCCCCCCCACTAAATACTACTATTATGAAGTAGTTAAGTCAGCAACGATACCAGAACCCTGTTCGTTTCTTGACTCTAATGTGTACTCAGTAACTAAGAATTGCTTCGCAGCATCTCCAGTTTTCGCTAAGTCTTCAAGAGCAAAATCTCTTAAGAAGGCTACTGCGAAAAGATCAGGAGTAATTACGAATCCATCTCTAGCTCTCTGAAATCTATTTGGAGTAACTTGCATTGCTCCAAAGTCTGATTCATAAACATCAACAGCCGCAACTAATCTTTTGTTTTCTGCTGGATCAAATCTAGTTGAACCACCAGTGAAACCAGATAGTTTTTGTTTGTTGAATGAACCAACCATAATCATTGATGGATCGCCACCATTATCCCATACGGATTTAATGACAGTCTTTAACTGATCTTCAGTAAAAGCTCTTTGAGTTCCATCTGATCTAGCATTAGTTCCAGAAGTGCTTGGTGCAGTTCCAGAAGCTGATTCATTTGTTTTTAACCAAGAACCTAGTCCAGCGATTTCTCTAGCTGTACTGTCGTTTCCTGTAACTGGTGCGTTGTTTGCAGTTAATGAACTTTCCATATCTCTTTTAAGTTCTTTTGACTTTTTAGAGATTTGGTATGCAAGCTCAGAATTTCTTCCTGCTTTATTTACCGCTTCTAAAGTTCCAGTAACGATTACAGATTTTGTTGAAATCTGACATTGGTTACCTTTTCTTACTGTTGCATCTGGTGCAGCGAATGAGACCTCATCCCCTTCAATAGCAGCATTAGTCGCACTAGCAGCCGCTAATGAGTCTAATTGCCATTCATGATTAACAGCAGTCGCTTTTGTTTTTGCGATTGCAGACATGAAAGGTGTATCGGTTGGGGAAATGTTATAGATAACATCTGATAGGTCTTCTCTTTCACCAATAGCATCGTATGTACTAAACGTATTGCTTATTTGTGCCATAGTTTTTGTCTCCTATTTTTTGTTTTTAGTTATCATGTCTAAAAAAATACTTTGAGCATCTTTAATACTCCCTGATTTTTTTAAACGACCCAACTTTTCTCTCTTCTGTGCAAAGTTTGCATCAGCTTTTGTCTTTTTAACACCACTTGATAAAACTTTTCCAGGTTTTGCCATCTTTGAAGCCAAATTTGGTTTCAATTTTTGCATACTTCTGTACTTCATTGCATCATTCACCAACATTACAATACGATGATCATAAATTTGTCCAATCTCTTGATCCTTAAAACCATAAGATTGCAAATATGACTGCATATTTTTTTTCAACTCTTTAGATTTTTCTCTATCAGCAAATTCAGGCAATTTATTAGCCAAAATTCTTTGTTGATCAAAAACTACTTGTTGAATCTGCCTTTGTTGCTCAGCTTTTACTTTTTGAACAGATGTAGCAAGTTTTTCTTGCTTCATTTTCATTTTATGTTCAAGCCTAGCAGCTTCTGTTGGATCTTCGTCATACAACCTTTCTAAATCTAAATCTTTAAACTCAGAATTAAGTTGTTGTTGTGTTAAAGACACTAACTGGTTCAACTCTGATAAGCGTTGAGAATAGTCTTGCCTTTGTTTTTCCGATTCGGACTGAAGAGATTTGCGATCACTTGCTAATTCTTCTGTCTTTCTTCGGTAGTCCGCATCTCTTGAATAACCTGCTCTTAGTTCATCAAGGGTAACATCAAATTCTTGACCTGCAACTTTGACCTTGTAGGTGGAATCTTGTTCCTGTATTTGACTCTCAGAGTTTTCATCTTGAGATACTTCTTCGGAAACTTCTTCTTCAGCCGAAGCTTCAGTTTCAGTTTCCATTTTTTCCTGTTCCTGAGGTTGATTATCTTGCGATAATTCCTCTTTTTTTGGTTCAGAAGAAACCTTTTCTTTATTTACTGGTTCTTGACTTGGTGTCAATAAACCTTCTATTGATTTTGCAGCATTTTGCAAATCAGTTTCAGCTCCCTCTACAGGGTTGGCTTGATTGTCTGACATATTTTACCTCTTTGTTATGATTAAAGCTCCCACAAGGGGTTAGCCTATCCTAACGATTGTTAGAATTTCTTAGATTCTTGTTGGTTTCTAAAATCTTCTAGCTGTTTTCTTGCTAGTTTACCAGTATCTAAAACTTGTTGAATATGTTGTTCTACTTTGCCAAGCACATTCACTGCTAACCAAAGTTTTTCTCTAGTGTCTGTTTCTTTTGCACCAGTGTTAAATAAACTTTGGGTATATAATTTTTTTAACTCTTCTAATGACTCTTTAAATATTGGGTTCTCCAATATCTGTTTCGCCTTGTCCGACCTGCGGATCTCTTGGCTCAACTTGTCCTGTTCTTCGTTGTTCATCTAAACCTTGAATCTGTTGCTGTAAATTTATCGCTGCTTGTTGTGATTGTGAAAATGCTTTACCATTGTTTGATAGAATAGCTTTATTTAAATCTGCTTCTGCTTTAATCGCAGCAGAATCTATTTGAGCATTATATTTAAGTTCTAATTCTTTTATCTTCGTTTCAAAATCTAATAGTGATCTTGCGTTATGAGCTTGTAATTCTTTAATTTTTAATTCAAGTTCAGCTTGTTTACGTTTATTCTCACTATCAATTCTAGTAAATTCAATTTTTTCAATTGGTGTTATAGGCGGTGGTGGAGATGGTCTTACCATTCTTTGACCCATATCAGGATCAACAAAATAATTTTCAACATTTTTTAAACCTGCATTTTCAATCATTTTAGATAGTGTATTATAAATATTTTTTAACGACACCATTGGAAACTCTTTGTTGCCTTGTAATCCAAATGCTTGAAGTTGTCTTTCTAAAATAGAATTTAAAATTACTAATTGCTGCTCTTTTGAACCAGAACCTAAACCAACAGAAATGGTAACATTATATCTATCTTTCCATTCAGTCGGTCTTACCGGTACATATTTATTATTTAAATTAACAATTCTTTCTTTGTCTTGGTACTTAATTGATAATTCAAATATTTTTTTAAATAATTCTTTAACACCAGTTTCTGCAAAAATTCTTGCAATCAACTCCATACGCATTTGCGTTTGAGTCATTAAGGTATTAACGCCAGTTGCTGTTTTATTTAAAGCATCTGCGTCTAAACCTTGAGAATATCTTGTGATACCAGTTCTTGTTTCTCTAACTGTATCTAAGTATTCTAATAATGGAAATGCTTGTTGTGAAATCGTTTGTGATTGCATTGGCATCATGACTTGATTTGGTGGTTGTTTTGTTCTTACCACTCCACCTGGTCTTGACGTTAAAAGATCATCAAGGTTTACCATTCCATCCATAATGGCTACTCTGTTATTATTTGTTAGATACATATTATCTAACAATTGTCTCATAACAGTTGATTTAACTAACTGAACATCTTCAACTAATTCTGCCACACTTCTGCCATAAAATCTGTGAGGCATGGGTATTGGTGTCAATCCGCAGAAGGGAATGTGGTCTACCGATTCGTTGTCTAACATTTCATAACCTGCATCACCTGCAACGGTTACTTTTCTTAATTCTGCAACACCATCACCATCATAATCTACTTTGACATAACACTCATATAACTCAATATTTTCTGTAGCCGTATCTGGTGTTTGATCAAATGGATATTCATCAATATCTTTAAATCTTGTTAATCGTTCATTGTTATATAAAACAATTTGTGTTGCAGGAAGTTTTGCAACAATTTCTGGGTCATAACCCATTTCAATTAATTGTGATCTTGTTTTCACTGTTCGGTGAGCTACAAAATTCGCATCTTCAATGGTCTTTGCTGTTCTCTCAATTAAAAATTCTTCTGGCGGAACATTTTCTATTTTTATTTTACCACTACTTGCTGATCTTTTAATAACGCAGTTATAAAGTTTTGGTTTTGGTATTTTTATTTCTTGTCCTTGTGCCTCTGCAATTTTTTCTACTTGTGCTAATTGCTCTTGTGCCTT